CGCTCGTTTCCCGGTATCGAATAACCGGGCGCTGACTGGCGCGACAGCCACGGGTGGTTTCCGGTCGTAACCGGCGCACGTTCTGGCGAAAGTCGAGAGCGGGACACGAGGCGCACAGGCGCCATGCGTGAGAACCCAACCCGTGCCAAACGAATTTATCAATAACCAGATGATTACGCAGATGGGCCTTGCCATCCGGCGTAATCAGAATTCTCTCGTACAGAACGTCGATCGTTCCTATCAAAGCCAGTTCGCACAGAATGGCGGTAAGATCGGCGATACCGTCAATGTCCGCCTGCCGAACGATAACGTGGCAATTCAGGGCGCAACCGTGAACCCGCAGAGCATGGTCGAGCGATCCATTCCGCTCACGATCAGTTCCCGCTGGAACACGTCGCTCTCGTTCACGACGCAGGATCGTACCCTGAAGGTGGACCGCTTCGCCGAACGTTATGTGGCGCCCTCGGTCAACGTACTTGTCGGGGCGCTCGCTGCCGACCTGATCGGGCTATCGCTTCAGTTTTCGAACCTCGTTCGGAACACTGACGACAGCAACAACACGATCACCCCGTCCTCGAACACATGGCTTCGCGCCAATGCGATCCTGTCCGAGTGTAACGCCGAAGCGGCGAACCGCTACGCAATCCTCGACCCGCTGTCCGAAGCCGACACGGTTGCGGGCCTCATGGGCATGTTCAACCCGGCTGGCGAGATCTCGGACATCAACCGCTCTGGCCGCATGGGTTCGCGCCTGCTCGGTGTCTCCGGCTGGATGCAGGACAACACGGTCATCGTGCATCAGACCGGCTCCTATGATGGGCAGGCTACCGCAACGGGCGCGGTCAACTCGTTTACCCCGACCGGGCAGGTCGTGCCGTCCTCGAACATCAGCGCCGTTGCCTCGCCGCATATGTCGCTGATCTCGGTGAGCAACATCAATGGTGGCCTCAACGCGGGTGACATCATCACCATCACCGGCGTCAACCGCGTCAACCGTATCACCAAGCAGTCCCGTGCCATCCCGATGCAGTTCGTCGTGGCTCAGGACGTCGCAAGCGGCGCAACCTCTATCCCGATCATGCCTGCCCTCATCCCGCCCAACTCGGACGGAAGTGCGGCCCTGTATCAGACCGTTGATTCCGCTCCTGTGAGCGGTGCCAAGGTCAACGTGATCGGAAAGGCTGGCGAGGTCACACGCCGCAACTTCATCTACCACAAAAAGGCGATGACGCTCGCCACGGTGGATCTGGAAATGGTCACGGGTGCAACCATCGATTGCGGTCGCGACAACCTCGACGGCATCAGCCTGCGCACACTGACCTACTATGACGGGCCGGTGGACGTGCGCGGCACGCGTATGGATCTGCTTTACGGCAAGGCCATGCTGCGCCCTGATTGGGGTGTCATCGTTCCGTCTCCCACGGATGACGGTTTCTGATGCGCTACCCGCGCTCGATACTCTCCCCTGACGGCTGCACATTTGTGACCGTCAGGACCGAAGAGCAGGAAGCGCGGGTTCGTGCGCGTTTCGAGGGGCGGCCCGAGCCGGAAGGCAAAGGCCCCCCGCCTAAGCCTGTCATGAGACAAAAGGGGCGATCTCTCAATGTCAGAAAGCCTTAACGGTGCGCCTGGTGCGCAGGGGTATCTTGTCTCTGATCTCGTCGGCATGGCGCTCGAACAGCTCTGCGTCGGTGTAGGCGGCCAAAATGCAGACCCGCAGGGCCTGAACTCCGGCGTCATGCATCTGAATATGATGCTCGCCCAGTGGCAGCGCCGACGCTTTCTTGTTCCTAACCTTGTCGATATGGCATTCGTATCGACGGGCGCGAGTGTCTATTACGTGGGGCCGGGTGGCGACATTGATACGCCGGTGCGGCCCGACAAGATCGAAGGGGCTTATGCTCGCCGACTCAACGGGGCGCCCCCATCTATCCCTGGTGACTTCGCGCCAACAGATTTCACAGCATCCGATTTTCTGACGCCAGAAAATGGCCTCGATGCAGGCGTGCAGCCAATCGATTATTCGCTCGAAATCATCCAGTCTTATGAAGACTACGCAGGGATCGGGCTCAAGGCTCTCCGGGCATGGCCCAGCTTTGCGTTCTACAACCCGGCATTTCCGCAGGGCGAATTCTACCCGTGGCCCATACCGCAGACCGGCATCTGGGAATTACACCTGCTTTTCAAGCAGCCGCTACCCGCCAACTTGACGGCATCCAGCCCGATCAATCTGCCCCCAGAATACTGGGATGCAATCATGTGGTGCCTGGCAGCACGACTGGCACCGTCCTACGGACAGGAGCCGTCATCAACGATAGTGGCTATGGCCAAGTCATCCCTCAACACGATCCGCACCGCGAATACGCAAACCCCGACGCTCGGTATGCCCGCCATCCTGTCGCCTCTCAGTAACCCGTTTTACTGGCCGGGCCTTGAAATCCAGAGGCTCTAATGCCGCGCATCAATCTATCCGGGGGCACATACCAGTCCCGTTCTGCCGCCGTTGCTGCCCAGAGATGCCTTAACCTGTATCCTGAGCCAATCCCCGCAGTAGAGGGCGAACCTATCCAGTTTGCCTTCTACCCGACGGCAGGCACCAAATCCCTTTGCGATGTTGGCTATGGCCCTGTCCGGTGTCTCTACACGACCAGCCAGGGCGATCTAATCGCAGTTGCCGGTCCGATGGTCGTTCTGGTCGGGTCGAGTGGTACGCTGACGCGTATCGGCATCATAACCGGCGATCAGACGCAGGTCAGGATGCAGGACAATGGTCTGACGCTCTTTATCGTGACCGGAAGCAAGAATGCGGGCTGGTATTGCTCTCTACCTACGGCCACTGACACATCATACGGTGAGCTGACCCAGATCATCGATGACGCGTTCTATGGCTCTCAGACGGTTGCTGTTATTGACACGTTCCTGCTGTTTACCCAGCCGGATAGTAATCACTGGTATGTGTCTCCTGCCAATTTCACCAATGAGACAGATACACCGTTTGACAGCCTCTATATCGCCAGCAAAACCAGCTATCCCGATCAGATCATCGGGCTTGCGGTGCTTGCGCAGTCTATCTGGATCTTCGGGCAGCAGACGACTGAGGTCTGGTACAATTCCGGCGCGGCTGATTTCCCCTTCCAGCGCAACCCGTCTGTCGTTGGTCTGCATGGCTGTATCGCAGCAGCTTCGATCGCGCACACCTTTGGCGCGGTATACTGGCTTGGCCGAGATCCCGCAGGTCAGGCTGTCGTCTTCGAGGGCCAAGCCAATACGGCAGAGTCTATCAGCTCGTTCCCAATTACCCAGGCGCTCCAATCCTACGGCGATCTGTCAGACGCGATTGGGCACACCTACCAGCAGGGCGGTCATCGATACTATGTTCTGACGCTTCCTAGCGTTGGCAAGACATGGGTCTATGACGCAGAGGTGCGTCTCTGGCATGAACGCTGTGGATTGGATGCGGACGGCAACGAAACTGGTATCCGCGCCAACTGCTGGGCTTCCGCCTATGGCCGGGTCTATTGCGGCGATAGACAGAACGGCGTCATCTATGAGGTATCGCCCGATTACCTTGATGATGCCGGTACGCCCATCAAGAGGCAGCGCGCCTTCCCTCACCTTCTCACCAGCGGCACCCGTGGCATCCATCGGCAGTTCACGCTCGACATGCAAAACGGCTCTGGCGTGACGGTAGACGTGGACTGGTCGGACGATCGCGGCGCAACGTTCGGTGCAGCACAGTCTTTGGCGCTGGGAGCAACGGGCAACGTGTGGCCGACCTTGTGGCGGCTCGGAATGGCCCGTGACCGGGTCTATCGCATCACATGGACCGGTGCGGCACAGACCGCGCTCATGGGGGCGTTTATCAACGTCGATCAGGTCAAGACATGAGCGCAACCAAGGCGGCAAATTACCAAATCGGTTTCCCTCAGGGGCCGCTTACCAATGACGGTCGCACCCTGACCGCAGAGTGGCAAAGATTTCTCCTTTGGTTGTTCAACCGTACGGGCGGCGCTCAAGGCATCGATGGGCGATATGTCGCCGAGCAGGGTGCGCAGAATACGAGCGACCTAACCGCTGTCGAAAAGACCGCAGAACAGGCTTTGGCAAATGCCCAGGAAGCCTTGGACGAGGCGCAGGTGCTGCTTGCAGAAACGCGGGCGGCGGCTGCGCTGCTTCGGAAAACACTGGCGAAAATCGACGAACTCGCTATACTCAGCGCCACGACGAGCGCGTGCGCAAGGGCGGGACAATCTGATGCAGGCGTGATCTTTGCGATCACGAGAACCAGATAATGGCAGTCGTCGCAAAATCCCTCCAGCCGGGCGTAACGCTTTCCGCAACAGCCTCTTCTGTCGTCACAACAGAGGTAGGAACCACCGTCGTTTCCAATGGCGTTTTGGCCAATCCGACGTCGGCTGCGGTCTTATTTTCGCTCCAGATCCAGCGCAGTGCAGGCGGCAGCATTGCCTTGGTGCCATCTCGTGCAGTTCAGGCAAACGAAACCGATCTCTTGCCTGAGCTCAATGGGCGCATTCTCGCAGCGGGTGACCAGATTCTGGCGTCAGGCGCAGGACTGACACTCGTCATCGACGGGAACCAAATATCATGAAGGAGGCTGACGAAATCTTCGGGTGCGCGATCCCTGTCGGGGCGCATGTCGTTCGCGAGGCCGGTGCGGTCGGTGGCTTCCTGCCTATCACTGAAACGCAGTGGGAGGCGCATTACGCCGCCGAGCCATGG